CGATCGTTGCACAAGAAAAAACCACCCTCTAGGGGTGGTTCCTTCCTATCCGTCACCACCACAAAACGCTGTGGTTTAGTTGAGTTTGACGGCTGCTACCTCACTTCCGTCCCGCATCAGTCGATGAAGTGCCTCCGCCAGTGCTGTACGCACGCCCTGCATTTCTTCGCCGATTTCTGCTGTGTCGTGGCAGTCCGTGCACTCGACGTCGGTCAGTTCAATTTTGCTCACCAACTGGTTTTCCAGCGCGTGCGTGGCTGCTTTTGTCAACGTTGCCAGCGACCCATCAGGTTTGACGTCGAGTTTCACCAAAGCTGCGGATAGTTGCAGCAGTTGAGAAACCTGCTTACCCGTCGTGACCGCGAACGGCACGCCACAAACCCAGATGACAACCGCGCGGTGTGTTTCTTTTGCCATACCTTTTTAACCCTTCCTTTACCGTAGTTAGTTGTTAGCGATGGTCTACAGCGTGTCGACCAGCGCCCGCAGTTCATCGAGCGATTTGGCCTCAAGCTCGCCCTCTTCCTTGCGGGCGATGATCGCCAGCATCTTTTGCTTTTGGTCGCGCCGATCCTTGGCTTCCTTCGCGGCCTGGCGTTCTGCCTTCTTCACATCAATGATGTGCTTGACGACATCGAATGCGAGTTGCAGCTTGAGATCGGCCTTGGGCGTGTCCTCCACGAAAGACCGTGACTTGCTCTGTAGCGCGTCGTGCAGCCCGATCGCAACCTTGTCGAGACCAACGAGATCAGCATCCCAGAGGTCTTCCACCGACAGGTAGCCGATGACGGTATCGAAGCGAAGTTTCAGCCGTGAAGCCTGTTCGAAAATGTTCACATCAGCCATGTTTCAATTCCTTTCGATTGCGTTCATTCAGTTGGCAGTCCGTCTTGGATTTGAACCAAGAACCTCTGGTGTCAAAGACCAGCGCTCTAACCAATTGAGCTAACGGACTGTAGTCGTTAGAAAACCACTTTCAGCAAGCGGCCCGAACCGCCTGTTTTGTCCTTCACGCGCACCACGATATCGGCACGTTGGGTCTGCGAGAAACCCAATCCGCTGAGTTGCGGGCCTTCGCGTTCGTCGGTGCGCATCCTGGCACCGACCATCTCAAGCACCTTGCGGTGTTGATTGAGATCACCACGCAGAAATTCGTTATAAAACCCTCGCGCGGTGCCCTCGTTTTTCGCACCGTTCAGCATGAAGAAATAGTGCTTGTTACCTACCCCGCTGCCAGCCCAGAAGTTAGGTGACAGCATGGCGACGTTCACGCGATGAAACGCTTCAGTGTCAAGCCCCCAGACACGCCGTGACACAGCAGCGTCGATGCCGGCGACGGGTAGTATAGGTTCAATCTTGACGTTGCCCTTCCCGTCGGAGATCAGGTGAGCGACAGGCACGTTTTCGCTTTGATGCACACCCCGTTCGTAACGAAACCGCGTGATCGCACCCTTGATATCAATCTCAACCTCGAAACCAACGTAGGTGCTGTCACGCTTGGCATACTGGTTGACGTATAGCACGTAAGTGCCTGGCATCATCCGGTCAGCCAGAGGATAGACGATGTTCTCGACGGGTTTGCGCGTCCGCGGACCGCCAGCGTTCATATCGACGTCGAGTTCCCCATGCGTCGACGTCGAGAACTTGTTGCTGAAGTATATATGCCCGCCACGTGGTTCCTTCATGTGCAGGTCGAGGTCATCGAAATTATACCATGCGAGCCTGCAGCAGACATCGCCTGTGACATTGCCACCAGCCTGTTTGACGCGTTCCTTGACCGAGTCCGCGAAGTCGCCATTGTACGACCAGGAGAACCCGTTATCCCAGGTGAACAACTTCGGTGCCTGGGCATCGGTAGGCGCCACCAGGCTGACGAGGTTACCGATATGCCGGGCCTCGAACTTGACCTCGATCTCGCCGGCCGTGGGTACGACGTCGCGCAGAAAACTCTCGATCGGAATTTCTGCGAGGTCGTCACCCTTTTGCGTCTTCTTCGGTGCTCGCACAGGCAGTTCGGCAAAAACCTGCTCAACGCCGGTTTTCAGCACCATCCTGATGTTGCGGTCGACAAAAAGGATGTCGTTGATAGAAATATCGGTCAGCGTGGCATAGCGGCGCTCAAGGGCTGAGGTCAACCCAAGTTCGTCAAGCGTGATCTTAGCCTTGGCGATCATCCCAGGCGTGACCAAAGCTGTCGACCGGCGGTAGTTGGCGGGTGCGACCATGGCTTCGAATTTGCGCACGGCAGCGTCCTCGTCCATGCCTTCGGACAGATCGACTAGCAGCGTGCCGATGGAGGTATTGCGGATCCTGGCAGCAGCTGGCGGCAGAACCTCCGTCATGCCCCACGCGAACAAATCCTGGTTCTCAGACGGCACATCGCCGAAGCCCAGCCGGGCGGCGCCGAACCTGTCCAGCGCATGTTTATGGTCTGTACCACGGTAGAGCGCGTTCTGGTTGATCATCGCCATGACGGTTTCGATGGCTTCGATCTTGATTTCGCGCAGACCGCGCAGCAGCACGTCATGCGTGGCGCGTGCTTCGCTCTGGCAGGGACCGATGTCGACGCCACGGCACACCCGCGCGTTAGACAGCACGACGTGGAAATGCGTCCATTCGCGCACTGCTCCAGCGGCTGTGTCCTGCTCGTAGTTCCTATCTTGGCCAACACCAGCCTCCGTATGCAGTAGGATGTTGTCGATGGGATGGCTCTTGACCAGGCGTGACAGCGCATCGGCTACAGGCTGGTAGACGGCACTCTTGGTGTCGACATCCCAGATGCTGACAAGCTTGCCCTCGATGATCGCCACGGCGCTGCCGACGGTGCGGATAAAACCCCTGCAGCACGAGCAATCATGTTCCGTGCGCTTGCGGAATACAGGGTTGCTGCCTTCTGGGAAACTGCCCAGATAGGCGTCCCAGAGCGCATCCTTGTCGACAGTGGTGCGGTAGAGCGTATGGCCCTGCATCACCTTGAACTGTTCGGCGACGGCGTGCTTGATGATGTTAAAACCAGCGTGTTCGGCTTCAAGAATATGCGGCGGGCGAATTCCTCGACGGTTTGGATGGTTTACCATTATGTTTTCCTGCCCCTGAATGTCCGAGGCGCGACGGTTTTGTTTTAGCGAAACAACCCAACAGTGTCAACCGTAATTTTCGCTATACGATAACCCATTGCCAAGATTGACCACGCTCAATTTTTACTATAGTTGCGTAAGAAACTCCAAACCCCGCTGCTATCTCAGCCTTTTTGTCACCTGCGGCCAAGCAAGTTTTTATCATGCGTACGTCGGTCTCAGTCAGCTTAGCCACTTTGATCCTGTTTTCTATCGACCGAACCTTGCCTTTTCGCACGGCACTTAACGCAGCTATGTGTTCAGCCGATTGAGGTTTTCCTTTCTTAGCTTCCCCAATCCGTTGTCTAGCTTCAGCAGTATGATGTTTTCCTGTAAAAGTTGCTCGTTTTAGGCGCATCTCAGGCGTGTTTGAAATAGCGGTTAGTTTTCTGGATATAACCTGGCGCACGTCTTCCTGACGTAACGCAATGCGTATTTTTTCTGCGTGTTCTTCGGGTAGCGCTCGTCCCATGACGCGCATGTTGTAACCGTTAGGCTCAACAGTTCCATGTAGCTTTATAGCTTGTATTTCTGCATCAAATGCGGCGCGTTTATTGTTATGAATTGATAATGTTTCTATGTAGAAGTTTTCTACGCCTTGTGAGCGCATAGCTTCGTATAGCAAAAAGTCCTTTATTCCTGCTTTTGCATTTCTCCTATGTTCACCCCATCGCTTAGCTACATCGCTCGTAGCGCCTATATAGCTTTTTCCGTCCAGCTTGCATGTTATGCGGTATACAACGTAGCTCATAGGCAGCGTATAGCACTACCAAAACCGCTGGACAATGACCTTTTTCTCGGCTCTTGTGAACGCTGTATACAACCAACGGTTGCGATGGTCGGCGCGATCATACTCATCAACCACGATGATATTCTGGTATTGCCCACCTTGTGCTTTGTGCACCGTGCAGGCATAGGCCCAGGCAAACGGATTGCT